ATGGTTACAAAAACTTTTGAAGGATGTAGCTACACCGAATTTTGGGTGTCTCCTGCCAATTGGCAAAAAGCTACTAAAAAAGATTTAGACAAAGAATGGTATGTGCAATGTACTTTCTTTGACCCTCGCTATGAAAAGAAGTATCCTAAAGGCTTTCCCTATCGTAAAAAGGCTAATAGACCTAACACTATAGAGGAGCGAAAAGAAATGATTTCTTTTCTTCTCAAAAATATCCCCAAACAACTTAATGATGGATATAATCCTATCATTAAGAAGTATATGCATCTACAAAAGGAGGGGTTATATCCTGATTTGCATTTCATTGAGGCATATAGGCGTGCCTTGGAGATAAAATCAGGCACTAAATCACACCTTTATAACATAAAATGCGCTATAGATAGATTAGAAAAGGCTAGTGAGGTTCTCGAAATGCAGAACATTAAGGTTAAAGACTTGCGACGTGTGGATTTAAAGCGTATGCTTGACTGGCTACAACTCCCTGATAAGTATTATAACAGATTTGTGATTTACTTCTCAAGTCTGTATCGAGAGCTTATAGAGTATGAGTGCTGCGAGAGTAATATTACAAGGGATATATACCCTAAAAAGACTTTCAAAGAACCCCGCCTTGTGCTTGAAAAAAGTGAATTAGACAAGGTAAAGGAACATTTAGAAGAGCATTATCCTGATTTTTATCGTTATATGATGATATTCCTCTACTCAGGAGCACGTAACACAGAGCTTTTCAGACTACAGCGCAAAGATGTAGATTTGGATAAGCAGGAGTTTGTTATACTCCTTGAAAAAGGCGGACAGTATAAACGATGTACTAAGGTGATACTTAGCCCTGCATTGGAATATTGGTGTGAAGTATGTGAGGAGTGTCAAAGTCCTGATGATTACCTATTTTCCTTGAACTTCGTACCCAGTAAGAAAATGGGACATACAGAGATTGTAACACGTTTCTGGAAACGAAATGTAAAGGATAAACTTGGTGTTGATGCTGACTTTTACGCTCTCAAACACTATATGCTTGATAATTTGGATAGTGATACGGCTATGCTTCTGGCTTCACATACCAACAAGAATACCACCGCTATATATCAGGTCAATAAGGCTAAAAAAGAGAGGGAAATGCTTAAACAGCTGAAAATAGAGATATAGAAAAAGCCCCAATCAAGGGGCTTTCTTTATTCTGTAACTACTTTAAGTTTAGGTTTTATAACCGCAAAAGGTTGTTGCAGAAGATATTTTTGTATAATATCAAGGGGAAGCGAGAATGCTCTCGCAAGCTCATTCTCAGTATAACCAAGCTCCTTTAGGTGCAAACCTACAGATGTGCTAAATACTTGAGGATAATCAATGGAAACAGTATCTTTTTCTTTTTTCTTCTCTCCACTCCTGCTCAACTCAACATTAAGAAATTGGTATCTATCCTTATTTATTGCCCCTAATGAGTATGCTCGTCTGACGATAGCAGCCTTTGAGACCAACCAATAGTTTTTCAAAGCACTAAGAGCAGACACCTTGAGATTTCCCAAAGACTTTATTATAGCACTTTTTGGCATTAGAAATTCCGAAGCAAAATCATTAGCTTCTTGCTCTTTATTTCTGCTAATAGGTATAGGAAAATCAGCAGAGCAGTGCATAACCAAGTGGCCTAACTCGTGAGCTAATGTAAATCGTTTCCTATCATTGGTAAAACGTTTATTTATAACTATAACCGCAAACCCTTTAGGAGTAAAAAATGAGATCCCGTCAAACTTTTCATCGGTATTGAGTTCGTATATAATAATTCCTTTGTTCTCTATCACCTTAAAAATATCGTGTATAGGTTCATCAGGCGCTATTCTAAAATTTTTCCTTGTAAATATAGCTGCTTTTTCAGGGGTATATCCCTCTTCTAAGTCTAATGTTACTAAAGAAAAATCGGGATATTCCACAGAATCAGCCATTTCATCTATTAGACAGCCTATAAACTTACACGAAGTCTCAAAGTCCTGTAGGAGTGTCTTTGATATAGATGATTTTTTGCGATAATTCGCTATCTCTAAGTCAATATTTATCTTTTTTGCAAAGAACTCTTTAGGAAAATTGAGAGTCTCAAATATTTTCTCTAAAAGTTCATCAGAAAGTCCTCCAAGTCCTTTTTCAAACTTGGATAAGTTAGATTGTGAAAGCCCTGTCACTGCTTTTGACAATTCCGTTTGTGTGAGCCCCCTATACTCTCTGGCAAGGGTAAGCTGTGAGTGATTAACTTTCATTTTCGTTAGGTTTTTGATAAGTGCAAATATATAATTTTTATTTGAAATTGTATATAATTTTCTAACTAAGTTATTAACATTCCTTTTTAAAAACCTGTGTTATTTTTTAAACGTTAAATTTCTTTCGTATTTCTTTATAATTTCTTAATTTTGTACCTAATTTAATAATGAATACTATTTGATGGTTTGGATGATATTGCTCCTAAAAGAGACTCTTGTTACAGACTATTAAAATTCATTAATAACAATAATTTCCTTGAATAATAAAATTTGATAAAAAATACTTACTTATGGGTCTTTTTGATTTCTTAAAAAAGAAAGAGTTTGATAGGATAAAAGAATTGGAGAATAGAGTAAAGGAGTTGGAGGCTAAAAACAATTCTTTATCTAAATATTTACCATTAACAGATATAGAAAGCCAAATAGAAAAACTAGAACAAGACAAGATTAATATATCTAAAGAATATGAAAATCTCAGATTTCATTATCATAAAGCCCTTGCAACTTATGAAGAATTAAAAAAGAAAATAAGTATCTTTGAAGATGACTTGGAACTGGCGGAATATGGAGTTTATCAGCCTCATTTCAGTTTTGAAACATCTGAGGAATATAAACAAAAAATTCTTTTTTATAGGAACGAGGCTAAAGCTATGATAAAGGAAGGTAGTGCAGTAAATGGAGGAGATAATATCACTTGGAATGGCAGTCTTTCAAAAGGGCAAGCAATGGTAAAAAGGGAAAAGCAATTGATGTTACGTGCTTTTAATGGAGAGACAGACAGTTTTATTGCTAATGTAGATTGGAATAACATAAAAAAAATGGAAGAACGATTAAATAAATCGTTTGAAGCTATCAATAAAGTATATAAAGACCAAGGAATATCAATTTCAGAAATCTATAAAGAATATAAGACTTGGGAATTACAGCTCACTTATGAATATAAGAAAAAACTGCAAGAAGAGAAGGAAGAGCAAAGAGCTATCAGAGAACAAATGAGAGAAGAGGAACGGGCAGAAAGAGAGCTTGAAGCTGCAAGAATAAAAGCAGAAAAGGAAGAGATAATGTATATAAAAGCTCTCGAAAAAGCAAGAAAGGAAATAGGTACTGCTGTTGGTAAAAAGCAAGAGGAATTATTACAGAGGATAGCAGAACTTGAAGCAGGGCTTATGGGTGTAGAAACTTTGAAACAAAAAGCTATATCAATGGCTCAACAAACGAAAATGGGGTATGTATATGTTATTTCTAATATAGGGGCTTTTGGAGATGATATTTATAAAATAGGAATGACTCGTAGGCTTGAACCCACAGAAAGAGTAAAAGAATTAGGAGACGCAAGCGTTCCTTTCCCTTTCGATATTCACGCTATGATATTCTCTGAAAACGCTCCTGAATTGGAATCAAAATTACATAATGTATTTGCAAATGAACGTGTAAATATGACTAATTATAAAAGAGAATTTTTCAATGTATCATTAGATCGTATAGAGGAGGAAGCAAAGAAATTAGGTGCTAAAGTAGAATTTACAAAACTTGCGGAAGCAGAAGAATATAGAAAAAGTCAGATATTGAAAAGGCAAATAAATCAACAAACAATCCCAGATATAAAAGAATTTCCTGATACAATATAATAAAAACTAATAAATTAAACATATAACAAATGAAAAAAGTACTATTGCTTATTATAGGGCTAATCGCTTTGGGGTGCTCTAAGAGTGAGGATAAAGAAGATTTTAGCCAATATAAACTGAATGTACCTGATTGGTTAGTAGGAGAATACAAATATTCGGATGGTCTTGCAACTTACAATTTTGGTTTTTCAAAAAATGATTATCTTATTTCAAAAAATGGTAAAAGTTTTTTTGAATCTTTTTCGAGTCGTCTAATAAAAGAAGATGAATATTCTTATTGGAATTATAAAGTGTATTACTTTATAAGCTACGCAACACAGACAAAAAAATATTTCAAATATTCTTTTGAGATGAAAGAAAAGAAGTGTTCCTATGAGTTAAATGGGAAAATTTTTAACCTTTGTGATGAAGACAATAAAAATGATATAGAGATTAGACGTATATATGAAGAAGTAACAGATTATGGAAAAACAATAAAAAAAATATCAGACGATACACATACATATAAGAAGGTTAAATAGAAAAGCCCCTTGATTGGGGCTTTTATTATGACCTTATTTTAATGCCTTTAGTTGTGATCTCACTAATACCTGTTTTCATATTAGCTATATCTGTTTCTATCTTATGGAGTTTATAAGTATTAGCTTCAATTCCTGCAAGGTGTCTCAATTGCTGAGCAGCATTACTTTGCATAAATTGGTTCATTTCCCTGATGAAGTTTGCAGTCTGTAATGCTGCATTCTTTATCTCAGCACTTAGTTGGGTCTGTAATCGGAATTGCCCGTTGAGTTCCTCTCCTGTATCTTGGCTCATTCTTGCAAAACCTTTCTCAGTAGCTTGGCGATTTTGTTCATTTAGAAACTCAAATCCGTTAGCTTTACCCATCTCATTCCACTGTTTAAGGAATGTCTCCATTTCAGAAACCTTACTTTTCATTGCGTTACCAAATTCACTCACAATCTGAGAGGATTGTCGAGCAAAATCCTCGCTACCATTATTATTCTTTCCTGCTTGTGTTATTTTTTCCTGTAACCTTTTAAAATGGTCTGCAATAAAAAGTTCGTAAGCTAATTGTTTTCCTAATTTTCCTATTACATTACCTACCGATTTAGCAAAACTCTCAAAAGCATCTTCTCCTTTTTGAAGAGCATTATAAACACTATCAATCACAGAAGTACCAAGTTCTCCAAAAGTATTTTTTACATATTCATCAAATTGTTTTTGAGCTTCTTGCGCACGTTCATATTGTTCAATAAGTCCCTTTAATCTTTCTTTCCCATCCCCATATAGCTCTTTTGAATCTATAATACTTTTTGCAACAGTAGCATCAAACTCTCCTGCTTTGTCAATTAGCTGAGGAAATACATCTATAAGATTATCCCAAACAGTACCTTCCTTTTCAAAAATACCCCATCCTGTCGAATAAGTACCATTAGCTACTGTTATAGCTTTATTACTGTATAAATTTTCACTCATTCGCTTCTTTAACTCACTCCTCTGATTGATATATTCTTTTAAATTATCGTTAGCAATGGCAAGTTCCTTTTTCCCAAATACAGATATATTTTCCTTATGAAGCATTTTTTCTTCAAAAAGTAATCTATTGTATTCATTCTGTTGAGCAATCTTAGATTTTGCTATCTCATAACGTTTCTTTTCAGCTTCCAATTCGTTTTTGAAATACATCTCAAATCCAGAAGTTATAAGTCCTACTACAGCACCTATTGCAGCACCAATACCCCCTCCCATCTGTGCGCCTGCTTGTGTCATTGATAAAGTTCGATTTAAGGTATTGCTTACAGTTTGCATAGTTTGTCCTATCCTCTTTAAGCTCTCATTCCCCGTACTCTGTCCAAGCTTTTCAAATTCTTGTCCTAACTGTCCAAACTCACCAGTGATTGACTGAGCATCTGAAAGAACGCCTTGTAGTGCTTCTTTCCATTCTATCGTATTGGGTTTAAACTTAAATAACCCCTGAATGTTTTTACCAAGCCTCCCAAATACTGTATCACCACGATCAGCTGTGTCTCTTGCTTGTTCCAACTGCTGGCGGAGATTTGTTATAAACTCTACATTAGCATTATCGTCCATATTAAGCACTTTTGCCAAAGCGTCAATCTCGGCTTCCGCATCTGTAATGGTTTGGCGTATCTCTTTGACAGTCTTTTTGCGTAGGTTGTCGAACAATTTAGCAATCGCTGTACCCTCTTTCTTGTAGAGTATATCCAGCTTCTTAAGCTCACGAGCTTTTTCGTCTTGCGCTTTCTTCACTTGTGGAGCATCTGCACCTAACTTAGCTTGTAATGCGGCTATATCAGCGTTGTACTTCTCCTCAATAGCTTTACGCTGGTCAGTATAGGTTTGATACTTCTCCAACAATCCATCTAACAACTTTTGCTCCTGTTGTATTTTGAGGGTGCTATTTTGCTCATTAGCTATGATTTCATTCTCATTGATTGCATTAAGACGAGCATTATAAGTAGCATCACTCATTAATCCTTTGCTATCCGCACGCTCTTTTTCTAAGGCAATACGTGCATCCTCACCCCCTCTACGAATAGCCTCTACCTTTTCATCATAATAATAACGTACGAGGGCTAATTCCTTTTCATAGCCTTCCTGCATTTGCTCGATATTCGCTTTCTGCTGGGCTAATTCGTTATCTATGGCAAGTCGTGTGGTCTGTAATAGGTGTGCTTCTTGGTCAAAAGTAGGGCGCTCAGATTTCGATTTAGAAGAAGATTTTGCCTTTAAATCATCTCCAGTTAGTCCTTTGTATTCTTTCTTCTTTGTCTCTAAGGATGCTCTTTTTTCCTCTAATTCTTTTTGAGCTTTATCTGATACACTTTTACTATTTTTATTCCTTTTCTCTATGGCTTCTATTTCTTTCTCTAAGGTTAATATTTCTTTTCGGAGAGCAATTACATCTGTTGTTTTTGTTTTTTCTTGCTCTATCATCTTTATATGTTCCTTATAAGCCTGATTGAAACGCCCTAAGTCTTCAAGAGAATAATTTAGAAAAGGATTGTTTGCATCTGTAAATTTCCATTGGTTTTTTGTGCTTACACTCTTCTTTCTATTGAATGCTTCGTATATTTTTTGTTTGGTCTCTTCTAATTGAGAAGTACTCATTCCATTGAGAGAATTGGCAAAATTATTTACATCAAAGCCAACTACAACTTTTTCCTGCTTTCCTTTTAAAATATTATCTTCCTTTATTTGACTTTTTAAATTATCAATGCTTCGTTGAATACCTAAAGCAGCAGTACTATCTACCTTTTTTTGTAGTTCCTCTAATCGTTTTATTTCAGCTTCTTTTGCCTTGATACCTTTTTCAGTCTTATTAACAGCATCTCTGGACATACTTTCGTCCATAACAGCAAACTCACCATTGACATCTTTTAGGGCTTTAGCCATATTTCTCAATAAGTCATTTAGAGAGGAATATTGGTCAAAAACTCCTTTCATTGTACTTTTTAGCATTAAGAAAGCAGTGTTTCTCTGTTCCCAAGTCTTAGTTTCATCTTGCACAACAGAAATCAAATCATTTATATTCTTCTTCTGTTTATCTATAATTCCCGCTTGTTCCTCACGCAATTTGTTGTGCCGTTCAGTAGCTCTTGTATTTGCATCTGTATTATCCTTCAATGCCCACATAGCAAATCCTAATGCAACAACAGCAGAAGCCACTAATACATAAGGATTGGCTTTCATTACGGTGTTTAAGGCAGCAGTAGCTATAGTTTGAGCTTTAGTAGCAGCAGTCTGAATACCTTTTGCAATGGCATCTTCCTTAGTAGCTATAGACCATCCTTTGGTAAGGGCAATATTGACTAATACCGCTGTCCTATATATTCCGTAAGTAGCTATAAGCCCCGCTATTACCTTGCCTAATGTTTGATAGTTTTCTACCAAGAAAGAAACCCCTTGAATAGCCCCAGATATATACCCTTCAGATGCTTTCCCTATCTCATTTAGCATTTGGTCAAAACTATCCCCAAGATTGGATATTTGACCTCCTAAAGACTTACTTTGTTCTGCCATTATGTTAAAGAATAACCCGCCTTCATTGGTCATATTCTTGATAACAGCTTGTATCTCGGGGAAGCCTATTTTACCCGCGCTAACCATATCTTTGATTTCGGTTTCGCTCTTACCTACAACCTTACTCAATTCAGCAATAATAGGAATACCAGCATTCATGAACTGATACAAGTCATTAGTCATTAGCTTGCCTTGCGCTTTGACTTGTCCGTACACGTGTATGAGTTGTCCCATAGGAACACCTAACCCTGAAGCTACATCGCCCATACGTCTAAGTGTTTCTGTTACTTCCTCTGCTGGCACTTGAAAAGCAAGCAAACGCTTAGCCCCTTCAGATACTTCTTCTAATCCGAAAGGGGTTTTAGCAGCAAGGTCTGCCATTTGTGCCATTAGGGCATTGGCTTTCTCCTTGCTCTTTAACATAGTCCCAAAAGATATTTCAAGCTGTTGGAATTGGGATCGGACTTCAATTACTTGGCTAACAAAAGCCTTTGCTTGTGAAAGCGTAAAGAAAACCATTGCCCCTTTGGCAAGGTTATTAATAGACTGCTGGAGCTTGTCTGTCTCTTTTTGGGAGCTTTTCATTGAGTCATTGAGCATTTTCTCCATTTCTTTTACGCCTTCCTCTAATTTCTCAAGGCGCAAGCGGGCTTCAAAGTCTATACTTCCGTTATCGTTGTTCATAATAATCTGTTTTAAATGTAAAAAAACGCCCCATTGCTGAGGCGTGGCACGCTAATCAGCGTTTGAACCTAATAAATATTAACAATCCTAAGAGTAATGTACTTGCTATAAGCCACCAAGGTAGGGAGCTAACTTGTTTTTGTGATTTTGTGGTTTGCCGCTGCTCCTGTACAATAGTGGCTTGTTGCTGGCTTGTAATAGTGCTTTCTTGCGTAATAGTATCCTCTTGGGTAAGGGCTTGGTTGTTGTTTTGATTTATATGTATGGTTGCCTTACCCCCTCTTATAACGAGGGCTTCATTTGTGCCATCTCTCATACGAGTAAAATAGAGATCCTTAGCATTGCCAACACTATCCCTATCACTTTCAAGAGAGATTTCATAGGATTGTGATTGTTGGAAGTCAAAAGTGCTTACCTTTTGGGACTTTTCTATGTGCGTAGCGCTGTCTTTTACCTCCTTCCTTTCGCTCTTTTGCTCTTCTTTCAGCTCGGCTCGAATGGACTTCTTGCTTCGACAACCACCTAATAGCAGAAGAGCTAAGAGTAAATATATAATCTTTCTCATACATTACTTTTCATCTTTTTTAGCTGACTTTTCGAGCCACATAAGACCTTCTTCCAACTTGGTAATAACCAGTGCAAGTTTTCGGCTTCGTGGCAATTGTTCTACTTTAACGAGTAGGCTTTCATACTCTTTTTTTACTTCTTGAATTTCTATCATAATGATTTATTTTACTTTTTCAATTTCTTTAATTAGTACTTTGAGGCTCTCTGCATAGTTCGGAGCAGTGGCATAGCCTGCTTTTGCTACTTCCTCGGCAAACTTGTAAGGATCTGCTTTGACATCTAACGCCTTGGCGTATCGTTTGTTCCTGAAAAAGAAATTAGCGTGGTCTGTAAAGCATTCTTCAGGGGTATCGTATTTCATAAACCAATCTCGTACGATATACAAGTATTTGCCGTCTGTACGCTTGGTGATACTAATCACTTCAGGGAATTTGCTATTTTCGTTAGGAGTAGTGAGTACCTCTGTTGTTCTTAGGAGTTGTTTTTTCTCATTGGGAGTGTTTTTAGTAGCTTTTACTCCAAAAAACATATTCCCTGGCACGCTCTTACCCCAACCACTCTCCAAACCTGCCTGAGCGAGGATAAAAAGTGCCGATATACCCGTCTTACGCTCTGTTTCCAAAGCATAAGGCTTATAGGTTTTGATAAAATTAAGCTGTGTTTGGTTCATTGTCTTCTGTTTTAGGTTCGTTTGTTTTTGTTCCATTGATTTCGTCAAAGAAATCTTTTAATTTGCCCTCTCGCTCATAGTTATAGAGAGCTTTCATAACGAATTGAGGAGGAAACTTCCCATTTGTAAGGATAAATGCGTTCTTTAGGATTTTACTGACTGGATATAGTAATGTGGTGAGTTGTACTACGCTTTTAAATATCTTACCCATTTCAGATTCATCAAGAGGAATATTAAGCAAGGATAAGGAAATATATACAGCAACTATAATAAATACCATTTCTGTATTCTTGACAAGAAATTCCTTGATGTCAAACGTTCCTGTCTTAAAATGATATACCCCCCCTACCAAAGCATTCAGTAATAATGCTGTACATATACCTGCGTAAAAGAACTCATTTTTGTCTTTCCACATAGAGAAATACGAGTACAGCATCAACAAGGGAATGCTTTTAAAAAAGGCAATGAAGAAGTAATACACCCTATCTCTGAAGTGTATCTTATCGTCAAAGTAAAAAAGTAGTACTATAGGAGTTGCCCATATAGCTATTTTTGTTTTGGCTTTTAAAAACCATTTAAAAAATTTGTCCATTTAAGATTGATTGATTAGTTTGTCTAATTCCTCGTTGTAGTCAGGGCTTTTATCAGTTATCACATTGTTTTTGTCCTTGTTATCATTAGAACTTTCAGGGTTTATACTATTGTACAAGAGCAAATTAGCATAGGATATTTCATACAAAGCCTCATAGACACTTACATTGGGATATTGTTTTAGGAATCCACCGACTATTGCCCATAGGCTGTCGTTTAACTCACTTTCCTTGTCGGTTTGAGCAGATTGGCTTCGTTTAGGAAAGTGATAAGCATAAAAAAATCGGTAGTCTGCATTTTGCCGAGTAGCCGAATGAATAATATCCCTACTTCTTGAATGCTCATTTGGTAGAAAATCTTATCAGTAAGCCTCTTTATTTGGCGTTCTTTAGGGTTTAGCCACTCCTTAAGCCATTGCCAAAAGGTTGGCTTTGGGTGTGAGGCTCCAAGTATCATCAAAGCTAAGGCACGGGCAACATGCTTACCATAAGGGGCTTTTTGGAAGGCTTCTCCTATGGTCTTTTCTCTATTGATTTCCTCCATTGGTATATGGGCTATCTCTTGAGATACAAGTATCAAGGTTCCAATAGTGGGTTGTGGTACTTGGTACTTTGTCCCTGCTATGGTTACCTCTTCGGCTTGTTGCAATAGGGTTTGTGCTGTTTTTTGTTGAATATTGTCCATCTTTTTAGTGATTAATGATTAGTGATTAGTGCTCAAACTAAGCGCTAACCACTAACCTCTAATTATTAACTGTATTGCTTGAGCATTTTCCCTGTTTTTGGTTTCAGAGCGGTGAAGGTGTATTTTATCTTACCTCCATTCTCACTGTCCCAAGTCCTTACTACGGACACGCTAGCACGGTCTATGATAAAGCCCTTGGCACTGGTGTTTTCAGGAGTAAGACGTACCGCGTACTGGTCAAGGACAATCCCGTCATTGTCGGGAATAGGAGCGGTCAGGTCGTCCGTTTCATAGATTTCAAACTCCAGCTTGTATTTGCTGACATTCTTACGAGTAGCGATCACCTCACCTCCCTCTACTTTGGCTTCCTTGCTCTCACCCTCTTCAGTTTCCAGTTTGGTAGTGTTTTCCACTGGGGTAGGGAAAGCCTTCCAAGTAGGTGTATTAGGCAAGTCGCCGTTTTCTAATTTTACATATTCTATTTTGGGTTTTCCCCAGCTTAAAATGTTTGCCATGTTCTAAATGTTTTAATAGTTACTAAATCTTTTGTATCTGAGGACGACATTAACCAAGGTTTGGTTATCGTCTTCCTCAAAGCTATGAATGGTTTGTTCTTGATAAAAGCGATACTCATCAGTTATACGAGCCACTAAGCTACAGATAAAGGCTTCTATCTCCAAAATACGAGCAATGTTTTTTATTTTTTTCTGTGCTCCTGCATTGATTTTAGGTACATAGAAGTTAATATTTACCTTACCTTCTTGTATATCCTTATCAATGCCTGTGAGAAAGCCTATAACACAATCCTCCTCAAAAGAGTTGTGTGGGCGGGTGCCTTGCAAATACACTCCACCACGGACAAAAGCGCCTATCTCGGTTTGGAAGGTGTCAAAGACATCCTTTTCTATCTGTGTGCCTCCTTTTTTCATTATCGATAGAGTTGTTTTAAGATATTTTCAGCCATAAGCTCGGCGCTGGAAAGCACATTATAGCCTTTGGCTTCTACATAGGAAGCATAATTCTTTCCTGCCACCACAATCAGCACCAAGCCCTTGGGATATTTAGCTTTGATTTTCTCAATCTGTTCTTGGTTGTGCTTGTTTATATTCCCTTGAGATTGTACCACGCCGTCCAATAGTACCATATAGCCTACGGAATTTCTAAGGTTACCTGTTCTATCGGTATAGGAACCATTATCTCTGGCTTCAGTGATACAGCGTTCGCCTACCTCTATGAATTTTTGAGTGGCAGCCTTGATATACTTCTCCTTGATTTTGTCAAAGGCAATGTTTAGCTTTCCTTCTATCATTATACTATGATTTTAGTTCGTCCTACCCAATAGGCATGCTCTATGCTTTGCACTTCAAATTCCCCTAATTGCTCTCCTTTTCCACTTATAAGTCGTACCCTTTTGGCATTGAAAATATGTAGCCCATAGTCAAACCATACTGTATAACTGCTTTGGGTAAAGGTGCTATCCTTGAAAGTCCCCCGCTGATTGTAGGTATTAGCTACAATATGACAAGGAATAGGATCACCCCATTGAAGGGTAGCCTCTTGAGGAATACCCCCTACTAAGCCGCCGCCTGTGGTGGTCTGTACCTGCAATGTGCCATTGTCTAATATCATCGGAATATGACTTTAGGTTTCTTACTCAGTTCGTCCTTGAGACCTAACCGCTTACACTCATTACCATAGAAAGCAATTATATCGTCTTTACTTGCCCTTGCGAGGCTGGTTCCTCCTTCTGATATAGAACTGGGGCGCAAGAGGATTTGTGGAATAAAGCGGATAAAGGCTATATACAAGTTTTTTTGCTCCTCTGTAGTGGCTTCACCTGACAAATCAGGAATGTTTAAGTCTAAAAGGTCAGCCTCAGTGAGAGAAAGCCCCAATGAGGCAAACCTTTGACGGAAATAATCCTTTTTAGTCAT